TGGGGAGTGTTATTAGAGAACTGACAGTCACTTTCACTTTCCCCAAGCGGATCCTGTGCTCTGCTGGTTTGTGCCGCGAGTCACAGCACTCTGTGTGTTGTGCGTGGGGGGTTGTGTGCTATGATGGGGTCACAAGTCAACGAGGAAGGAGCTACTTAATATGAAACCTGCTACGGCATTCGGCTTGAGGCGGGATGAGCAGCGCGCTATTGTTAGGCGCCTTTGTAATTCGATGGGAGGGCATCAGATTTCGTCTCCTGATTCGGCCTGTGTTTCGATGGCTACTAGAACTCATAATGTTTCCGTGTATCGCGATCGTGCCGTCATCACCGATGAGCGGGGGCAGATTGTTTCCGTTCCGTTTAGTTTCGGTATGTGGGCTGGGGGATTTGCGGCTTTTATCGAAAGGAGAATGTCATGACCAAGTCACTGCATTCGGAGCGGTTCAGGATGAATAAGGCTCTGATCAGGTGCGAGCATTGCGGCCAATGGTTTGAGAATTGGGCTGTTCACGATAGGCATCTCAATATTGAGTCGAATAGGGGTGTGCTGAGTCTTAATGAAGACAGGCCTTGCAAGGTGTCCCCTCGTGAGGCGTTTCCGGTTACTGTTTGGATTGACACTACTGAAAGGCATTGATCATGGCTGGTTCGAAAGTTACTCAGGGCGTTGTTTTCATTTTTACTGAGGAGTTGCCCGATTATGCTGCTCATCGTGTGCTTTTGGCTGAGACGGTTGTGCAGAATCGTGAGACGTTGATTCAGTTCCATGAGATCACTGCGAACATCTCGGCCGCTTCGACGTTGCCTTTGAACAAGGGTCAGCTGAATTGCGATCTTCATGAGTGCATCCAATTGGTGAAGGATTATCTGTGGGTTGATGCTAATGATGAGGTTCAGCCGGTGTTTGTTTACTTGAAGATGGGGGATATTACTCCGTATGAGGATGCTATTCATCCTCAGGGTTGATTGGTCGTATTAGTGTGAAAGGTGTTCTGATCATGGATAAGTTTATCGAGGTTCTGCTTGTTATTCTTTGCATGCTGGCTTGTTTCTGGTGTGGTATGCGTTATGAGAACCGTATGGAGGTGGAGCGTTACAATCACATGGTGTCTCAGCTGGAGAATGTGCAGAAGCAGACCGGCGTCCAGTATGATCAGAGTTTCGTTGATTTCATTAACAAGGCTGCCCCTGGTGGTGATCATTGATTATGAGTGTCGAGTCGGATTTCGAGGATACTGTTAAGATTTGTGAGTTCTACGCCGATCCGTGTGAGGGTTTCGGGGTTGATTTGGAGAATTGTGTTGTCTTCGTCGGCGCTCGTGAGATCAGTCTCGTGAGGAGGGATGGGAGGCTCGTGGGGTATCTTGTGATTGATCCTGACGGGTTCTCTCATATTGAGGACGACTTGGATTCTTATTTCCAGAGCTTGTTTGATTGGGAGGCGCGTTCCTGATGGATTACGATCCGTGGGAGGAGTTGAATATTTTCATCGAGTCGTTTCAGCCGTTGAAGGAGTTGGATGGGTTCCAGGTTGATTTCGATAGTTGTGCCGTCTTTTTCGACGGGAATAGGGTTCGAGTGAATGGTCCTGAGGATTGGGATATCCAATCGCACAACGGGGATAAGACGACGACCCAGGATGGGGCGTACCGTTGGGTTGAGCACGAGTACGGTATGCTCCCGAATACGGTTCCGCAGTACATGCACCCATATGAAGGAGATTACGATGACTAAGTTCATGCATTTGAAGGAAATGGCCGAGGCTATTCGGGAGCGTTTTGGCGGCGCACCGGTGATCGATGTTGTGAATGGTGCGGTTGTGTTCCGGGACAGTGTTGTGTCGCTGCAGGTGAATGCTAAGCGGCAGGCTGGTTGTCTGTGGGTTGTGGATACTCCTGGCGGGTATCACACGTTTTGTCGGACGGACGAGGCGCTGGACACCTTGGCTTCCGTCTACTCCTACAGCCTCGTGTAAGCCATCCTGAGAGCCTAGAAGACCTCCCCCGGTACGATGTACCAGGGGAGGTTTTCTGTGCCGTCTACGGGCCTCCTACGGCTTCATATGCCGTTGCGGATCGCTTCGTATGACATGAAGAAGCGGGCCTTGGGGAATCGGGTCCAGTGGCGGATGCCGCCCTTCATCTGGGCTCCGACGCAGACGCCGTCCCATTTGGAGTCGTCGTAGTTGGGGACGTCCTTAGTCCACAGGGCGAATTTGTAGGAGCCTTTGGGGATTTCCTGACGAGGGAACCAGATCTTGTCGCCCCATACCATGTTTGCGGAGTCGTGCAGCTGGAAGTAGGGCTGGATCCATGTGTCGGCGCCGGGCCACACCATCCACGAGAATTGCCAGAGGTCTGTTTTGCCGCAGACATTCCATGTCCACCACCATTCGGCGCCTTCGCGGGTGTCGATGATCTGTGTGTAGGTTTGGTCGGTTGAGTGGTCGAGGTTTTTCGACCCGTATTCCTCGTACCCCCTCATATTACTGTCGGGGTCGAGGAAGATGCTCGCGGGCGACCAGATGTTGACCTCGGAGTAGGCTTTGATGCCCTCGATCTTCTTGACCGTGGATACGGCGAGGTCTGCTTTGGTTTGGATTGCAGCCTGGTCTTTCTTGACGTTATTGATCTGGTTCTGCAGTGCGAGGAGGTTGTTCGCCGCGTCGGCGGCTTTGGTCGCTGCCTGGTCGGCGGCGCTTCGGGCGTTGGTGCCGATGACTCGTACTTCGGCGAGCGCTTCCCGGTCGCGTTGGATCATTCCCTGAATCTGCCGGTCGGCTTCTTCGAGGGCGGTGATCTTGGGGCGGAGGGCTGCGGCGTCTCGTTGGGCCGCTTGTGCGATGGACTGCACCGCCTCGGCGGCAGCTTTCGCATCGGAGACGGCTTTGGTGTTGGTGCGCACTGAACCTTCGATGTTGGTCATGCGCCCGGTGAGGTTGGTTACGGCGTCGGCGGCCTGTTTCATGTTGGCTGCAACAGCGTCGAACTGCGTGTCCGCGTAGGCCACGCAGTTGGAGAGCGTGCACCCCTCCACAGTACGAATATTAACAATGAACTGCAGGTTAGTGCCAGGCTTGTACGGCACCGCCACGCGGACGTCGATCGGATATGGCTGCGAATTACCAGGAATCTCGATCGTGTCCGCGTACACGTTCTCCTTCCACTTATTGTCGGCGATCGTGTAGTAGGACACGCAGAACCGGACGCGGCTGTCGCCTTGAGCCACGGCGAGCCCGCTGATCCTGTACGAGCAGCCCTGGGGCCCTGTGAACCGCGGCCCCTTGGCCATATTGACGTCGTAGTTCCTGTCCTCCGACTTGGACGCCACGAGAGAGGACCCGACGACTTTCAGAGCCGACCCGGTCCACCAGTTCGCACCCATTTTCCAGTAGTCGTCCAGGGGGTCGACTCCGCTCCCGGCGGGGCCGGCAGGGCCAGGATCGCCCTTGGGACCGGCCGGTCCTGCGGGACCAGTCGGGCCGATGGGGCCTTGGGAACCTTTCTCACCGCGCTCTCCTTTAGCCCCGGTCGGCCCTTGCGGGCCCATGGGTCCTGCAGGCCCAGCGTCTCCCGATACTCCCCGTTCACCTTTGTCCCCCTTGGGTCCGATGGGGCCGGGTTCGCCCTTGGGGCCGGGCAGGCCCCGCTGCCCATCTTTACCGGGGGGTCCCGGATTGCCCTCGGGTCCACGGAGTCCGACGTCGCCGCGGGGCCCTGAGGGTCCGCGGTTGCCGCGTTCACCCTTGGGCCCTTCAGGGCCGGGGTCGCCGACGGGACCTTTGGGTCCCTGCGGGCCGACGGGCCCGCGGATCATGCCCTTGGCGATGTCGTCCCTGATTTTCATCATTTGGTCGCGCGCCTTGGCGACGTCGATCTCGATCTGGGTGGTGTGCAGTGGGGAGACGGGTTCGTGGGCGACGAGCTGGGACAGCAGGTTGGTGCCGTCGTGCAACGGGGCGTGAAGGTCGAGAACCTTCACCCTTCCCCGCTTGAGAAGAATGTGATGCGTCCACGGTTCCGGCGGGTTCGTGTATGGGCCCGCGATCTCGACGGGGACGCTGAACTGCCCCTCCACGTCCACCGTGAAGGGTTTGACGATGACGCCGGCCGCGGTCGTCACCACTCGTGGGTCGGGCGCCACCGTCAGAGTGCCGGCGGCGTCCCGACCGGCCGCGTCTGTGAGGCGGCCGGTCAGGATCGCACTCATGGTTAGCCTTCACCTCCGGCGAGCTTCTTAGCAACCTTCTGAATACCGTCGCTGATCTGGTACAGCAGGTAGAAGGCGGAGCCGGGGTTCCGGACGCCCTCCTTACCGGGGCTGAACGTGTCAACGAGGCTGCTCAGGGTGCTGTTGGCGTCCTTGAGCTGACTGACGATGGGGCCGTCCCAGCGGCGGCCGGCGATACCGGCGCCCGTCTGGTCCGAGACCTCAACGAGCCTGTCGCGGATCTCCCTCAGGAGATCGGTGTTCTCCGACATATCGAGATCATCCTCTGCGTAGTAGGAACCGTCGTATCTGATCCTGTGCGTCCACTGCGCACCGATTGTGAGCGGATGGTTGAGGTAGGAGCATGCGCACCTGACCTCTCCGCCCGTCTGGTCTCCGGCGTATCCGTCGATGTCGCCGAATTCACTGATCCATGCCTCGCAGATCCATCCGTTGCACACGATGGCGGTGTGCCCGTCGGATCGCAGAACGTCCCCGTCTTCGACGGGCATGCCCGGATACCACTCCTCGGCGGTGAAGCCGCGCTCGGTCATGCACGCAACCTCGTTGCCCGTCCACATGGACTTGGGCAACGGGTCCGGCAGGCCAGCATTGTTGAAGCAGTACACCACCAGCTCGCTGCAGTCGACGTTGACGTTGACCGCCTGAGAGGTGGGGGAGGGGAGGTTCCAGATCGTCAGGCGCTCGGGCTGCGAGTAGCCCACGCACGGGTTCTGAGTGATGTCCCATGCGATCTGAGAGGCGTCCGACTGAAGGCTCATCTCAGCCCTCCTGGGCGGGCTCCACGTTGGCGTCCGCGACGGCGAACAGGGCGGCCAGGAACGGGGTGATAACGTCGATGACGTCCTTGGTCAGGACGCCCTTGACGGCGAGAACGCCGCAGCCGGCGATAGCGACCCGGTACAGGTACTGGCGAACCTTGGGGTCAACCAATCCTTTGAGAGCGGTCATACCAATTCTCCTCACGTTGTTTGTCGATCTTCGACTCGATTTTTTCGAGTCGCTCCATGACTCCCGGTCTTCTGGGCACCCCCGGTCTGGCGGGCACCCCGTTCCAGTCGTCAAGAAGATTGTTGAGTCTTTTCATTCTGCTGTTGACCCATGCAGCGAATCCGCCGATTGTGACGAATGATGTAGTAGCTGTGATGAGGGCTTGTAAGTCAATGAAGAATCCTGGCCCCTGTCCCATTGATCACCTCACGAAGATCTCGGCGAAACTATTGCGCGACTGTGGGGAGTCGAAGAAGACTCTTCCCTTCCGGTAGGAACCTCGGAGCATCTCGGCGATCTTGTCACTGTAACTCATAAGCACCTCACCCTCCCGGAGAGCCATCTTATTGGTATTATACACCTTCTCGACCCGGGGCCGTTTCTGCTGACAGAACAGTGTCCCGCAGTCCATCCACAGGGAGAAGACGCCCAGATCCGTCTTGACGGTGAACATGTACTCGGCGGTCCCTGTTTTGCGCTGCACGAACTGGTTCGTGTTGTCCGCGAACGTGTTATCGATCGAGTAGTCGGCGTACTCCTCATCGAAATCCGTCACGAACTTGCCGAAGCGCGTGGTCGCCACCTGTGAGGCGAACCGGTGCGAGTCCACGAACTGAGCCGCCACGAACCCGTCCCCGTAGGTGATGAATTCCCTACCGGGCGTCGGGGTGATGTGCCATTTGATGAAGTACGGGTTCATGATGGAGATGGCGTTGGACAGCATGAGAACCCGTGTCCGGTCCTGATAGCGGTCCACCGTGGAGTAGAAATCGAGGAGCGCCTTGACCTCATCCTTCAGGTAGTGGATGGCGCCGGTCTCGATGATGAACTCGTCGAAGATGATCGTCGTCACCTTCGGGTAGGGGGTGCTCTTGTGCTGCGCCGACGTGGACAGGGCTAGGAAGTAGCCGGCTTTCCTCCAGGCATCCTTATCCTCCCCCTTGTTGCGCCAGCAGAGAACCCCGCCGCGAACTTCGAACTCCTGCTCGGGGAATTCGCGGGCTACGTCAGCTGCGAAGCTCCCTCTGGTTTTCAGCTCGGTCTTGTACCGCCTCAGGTAGATGAACTCCTCCCCGCGTTCGATGGCCCGCTTGAGCACGTATTTCTTGGCCCCGTAGGACTTGCCGACGCCTCGGGCGCCCATGACCATGTTGAACACCGCGTTGCGGGAGAGGATCTTGTCGAACGAGTAGTAGTCGAACTTCTTAGACATAGCGCTTCAGCTTCCATCTGCAACCGCCGAACAGGGACGTGGCGTGCCCGTAGGCGGGCCCGCGCACACCGTCGGGGCCCCGCTGTCCGATGATGGTGTCCTTGCCCGTCTCGCAGCAGTATTCGACGTGTCCGCCGCCCGAGTACCAGCGGCAGACGATGAGGTCGCCTTCCTTGATCTGACTGGTGGCGTTGAAGCGGCCGCCTCCTTCGGCGATGACTTTTCCGCCCTCGGACATGAGCACGGTGGTGCCGCCCTTGCCGATGTCCATGCCCATGACTTTATTGTACAGCCACCATACGAATCCTGAACAGTCGGTGACTCCGGACTTGTCCGGGTGCAGTCGCGGCTCGTACCACTGGTGGTAGACGTACTTGCCGATGGAGGCTTTGGCTAGCTTGGTCATCTCGCCGATCTTGCCGGAGTCACCTCCGCCTCCGCCGCCGTCGCTGCCCTTCTTGTCGTCGCCGTCGTCGGATTTCTGGTCGGAACCGTTGGCCTTCCAGAAGCCTCCCACGGTGGGGTAGGCGGCGGCGTTGGACCCGTCTGACATGTAGATGCGCAGAACGCCGGAGCCGTCCGTCCTGGCGTGTTTGATCTTCTTCTCCTCCTTGGCCTTGTCCTCGCCGTCCTTGGAGTTGTCACCTCCGGAGTCTCCGGGGGCGAGGGTGATGCCCTTCGTGTCGAGGTTCTTGATCATCCGGTAGGCGATGACATACCTCTGCCCGACGGCGTACCACTCCCCGGAGGCTTTGATGGCGTTGGCCATGGAGTCCAGGGTTGGGGCCGGGCCGGCGCTGGCTACGAGCCTGTTGAGGATGCGCGCGTAGTTGCCCCATCGGTGCATGACGACGATGAGGAGCATGCCGGCCTCGGTGTACTTTTCCGAGTCCAGCCCGATGGCTTTGAGCCTGGGGATGTACTCGCCCTCCAGGTCTTTGCGCATCTGGTTGTTCTGTATCTTCTTTCCTTCTTCAGATGCCAGCGCCGCTGATAGCTTCTGCCTATCAGTACCCCCGAGGGACTGGTACTTGCGGGCCATCGTCCATGTGCCCTTGCCCGCGGCCAACCACGACCGGATCGTGGGGCCGAACACGTTCTTGTCGGGGAACTGCTGCAGCAGGTCGTAGGCGCGCCCCTGGGTCCACTGCCCGATACCGAGCGACAGTGTGTCGGGTGCGGTGATGATGCCGTAGTTGAACCCTGCCTCGACGGTTGCCAGGGTTGCGATGATGCACGCCTTATGCTTGTCATCCCATGCCATAAGTTCCTCCTATATGATGCGGGGCGCCGAGGATCACTCGACGCCCCGCGGTCGATGCGACTTGGATCAGTGGGCTCGCATCAGGCAATTGGACAGGTCGAACCGCGTCGAGTGATTCTTGTCGGTCAGGAACACGGTCTCGATGTGATACCGGCCGGGACCCTCGAAAGACTCGAAAATACCGGTGCCCTGCGAGTAGACCATCGCCTCGGGCCAGGGGCCGTAGCCGGCGACGAAGGAGCTCCAACGACGCTGCCCCTTGGGACCGGTGACACGAATGTCGAAGTGGGTGTCCTGAACGTTGTGGACCGTGTGGCGCATGATCGCCACGATGATCCACACATCGTCGGCGTCGAAATCGAGGTCGAACTCCATGACCGTGACCGGGCGCTCCTCAGGAGTCGACAGTGTACGGTCGCCGGACCCGGCGGTGACCTCCTTGAACCGCTTGTGCAGGGCGCCGACCCTGTTGGCAGCCTGGGTCGCCTGAACCGCCTGACCGGAGATCGCGTTAGCGGTGGTCTTGGCGTCGATGGAGGCTGTGTTGGCGGCGTTGGCGGTGTCCAGTGCGGAGTCGGCCCGGTCGCGCGCCTCCTTGGCCCTGGCGGCCGCCGAAGAGGCAACCTTGTTCGCCTCGATGGCCGACGTGTTCGCCGTCTCGGACGCGGTGGTCGCCTTTGTCGCCATGTCGAACGCTCGGGTCGCATCCGCCTTGGCCTGGGACGACACCGACAGGGTCGACTGGGCCGCCTCACGGGCGCTGTGAGCGTCATCGGAGGCAGCGTTCGCCGTCGTCAGAGCGCTGGTCGCGTCACGGGACGCCGCCTTGGCTGTGACGGTCGCGCCGCCCAGACCCTTGTCGATCTCCTTCATGGCGGAGTTGAAGTCACCCAGCACGCTGAAGTGATCAGATGCCACGTAGAGCGGCAGGTTGAAGTTCTCTGTCTTGTTGGTTGCGGGCATTTTGAGCCTGCCTCTCTGTCAGGAGACCACCATGCGCTGGAGGTCTGGAATGTTCAGGTTATCGATGTAGTTCAGATCCTTGGAGGTGATTTGGTCACCGCCCTTGAACTGAGCCTCGTAGACGTCGTAGACAATGTCGATGACGCGCTTGTACTGCCCCGTCACGGGGGAGAACCCGTAGTGAGGGGAGAGGTGTGGGAGGACGAACTTGCCGATCGTCTCCAGTTCGGAGATGGTCAGGGGCATGTCTTCGAGCTCCTGGGCCGTGAGACCCATCTGGCTGAAGTCCTCGGCGAGGAGCCCGCCGACCGTGTACCGGTTGTGGATGTCGTTGATGAGCTCCTGGAGGGTGGAGCTCTCCCCCTCGAGCCAGTTGAATACGTTCACAACGTCGGACTCGAAGTGCTTCTTGACGAGAGCCCTCAGGTCATTCTCGAACGTGTTGAACTCGTCATCGTACTTGGCGATGGCGGCCGACAGCATCTCGCGAACCTGGGAGGGGAGGGCGTGGTAGCCCTCCATCTCCTTGCGCACGTCCACCAGTAGCCGGGAGACGGCCTGGTTGTAGTCGGAGGCCAGCCCCTCCATCTTCGCCGAAAACTGGTTGACCAGACCTTCGCTCACCCACGAGCGCATCTCCTCCATGAGCTGAAGGTAGGTGTACCCGTCACGATAGGTGAACGGCGTGACGTTCGTGACCCTGTAGTCTCCAGGGGTCAGTTGGTACTTGTTATCAATATAGTCCATAGCCCCATCCGTTCACGTACTCGTCTCCTGAAGATCGGATTTGCATGAATAGACCTCCCAACTCTGAGATAACGGACATGTCAATGTTGAGGAAGGTTTCACGCCATTTCTGGAGGAGGTCGGCCTTAGGAGTATTATACCCCCACGACCGTGTGACATTCCCAGCCTTACTCCCCATCGTCGTCGCGGTGTCGGAGGACCGCTTCTGCTGATCCTGGGTAGCCGAATTGGAATGGTTCTGACCCGAACCCTTCGACGACGTGTCGTTGGCAGCCGTCGCATAATCGTCATGGCCGGACAGACGCGTCTGCGGCATCTGGGACTGCACGGTGCGAGCCTTGGACTCCTCCGAGGAGGACACACGCGAATCACTGGAGAGCGTCTGCTCCGCATTCTGCTTCGTGTGCGTGTCCTGAGTCGTGTCCTGCGTGGAATCCCCCGTCGAATGTACGTCGTGCGTCACCATCGGGTCGAAATCGACCAGCTCCGACTCGTACAGCTGGTTGTAGAACGGCATGATCTCGTTCATCTTCACCTTCAGCTGGTGGATGAACATGTCGATCGACTCGTGCGCGATCTCGTTGTACCAGTAGTGGTCCAGGATCTTCTGGTTCAAAGAGTCCCTGTAGGACTCGTCGAAGATCGGGTACTCGTTCAGCCCCACGTTGAGCGGGCCGACGATCTCCACCACCTTGCGCAGCTCAAGCGTGTAATCAGCCATTGTTCGGGTTCAACTCCTGCTGGTCGGTCGTCCCCAAGTCGGGGTTGCCCTTATCGAGAGCATCTCCAATACCCCCGAGAGCGGCCGCGGCAAGCATAGCGTTCTGAGCATCCGCGGGCTGAGATTCGTCAAGGTTCCACCTCACATCCACCTGCAGACCGTACATCCGGTTAATATGCTCGCACGCGTACTTGCGAGCGTTCATGGCGACGGCGCGCATCGCCAGAACCTGACCGGAGGAGCCACTAGCCTCCTCGGCGACCATCCGCTCCCGCTTCTCCGAGTTCACGTTCATAATGCCCAGAAGCGTGAGAGCCTCATTCCAGGTCTTGACCTTAGCCTCCATCACATCCTGAATCTGGTGCGGCTTGAAACCGACGTCGAACATGGTCACCTTCTCGGCCAGAGCGGCAGGGGAGAGCGCCTCAGTGCCGAAGATGACCGGTTGACCCTCGGCCACCTTACGGAACGCGTTCACGAACGACTGGTACTCGTTGTTATCCACCGAGAACACGAACGGGTGACGGGCGCTCAGCATGTTCACCTCGAGCGTCCGATCGAACGCCGCCAGCCTCTGAGAGTAGATGTCAATGATGTCCCAATCCGGCTCCCTCAGATAGTTGGACCAGATCGGCACACAGTGCCTGGCGTCCAGAGTCTTGGAGAACACCTGGTTCCCGTACACCGTGAAATTCGTCGGGTTATCGTACATGTTCACCTGACCGAGCCCCGTAGCCCGAAGCGCCATGAACCTGTCGAACTCCTCATCGAAGTAGAACACAGCCAGCCCGTCGTACATGAGAGTGGCTTCCAAGTAGCGGCGATCCACTGTCTCCGGCAGACCCGACCAGGAGAACCGGTTCACGCACATCTCCGACATGATCCGCTTGTACATGCGGACCAGCAGAGCCTCACGGTTGATCGACGGATTGTTCTTGAAATGCCCTCCGTTTACGAACGGCTCGTAGATCTCCTTCCGAACCCAGTCCTTCTCACCGTTTCGCTTCACCATATGATCCCCTTAAGCGGTTTGTTGTTGGCCCAGTCGATGCGACCGATCATCGTCTGGTCCTTGTGCCACACGGTGACACCCTTCTCGAAAATACCCCTGATCGTCTGACGGAACGTCTCAGGCATCGTGGAACGGGAGATGTTCATCTCCGCCATCTTCCAGTACGTGAAATGCTCCATGCACCTGAAGTCGCCAGGAGGCACCACAGGCGAATTCATCGCGTACCCGTACCGGAGCCAGAACTCCCCGATGCGCCGTACAGCGTCCTCAGGGATGAACTTGAGGCGCTCGACGATGCTCCACGACTCGGCGGCCAGCATGAAAGCATCACCACCAACCTGGCCCGACGTCGTCGGAGCGATCGTCTGAGCGTCCTGGACTCGGGCGTTGATGCCGGCGATGGCGTTCGCGTAGTCGCCGTTCGCCGCGTACTTGGCGTAGGCCAGGTTCGTGTCCGCGTTGTAGCGCATGTACCCCTGGTTCAGGTTCGTCAGCGCGGACGCCTGCTCGGCGGACATGCGCGCCGTGTTCACCTGCTGGGAGTACGTCATACCCGCCTGAGCCATCGTGGACGCCCCCGACAGGGCAGAACCACCCAGACCAGCCAGGGCGCCCAAGGGGCCCCCGTTAGCCAGCCCCATGAGGGTCGAACCGATCACCTGACCCCCGACACCGATACCCGTCTTCTGCAAGCCCATGCGGGCATTGTAACCGGCGATGTCCTGGTTCCAGGAATTGTTCAGGGCCGTCTGCTGCCCCGCCTGGGCGATAGCCGCGTTAGCCTGGTTGAACTGAGTCTGGGCGCCATGGAGAGCCCGCTGCTGCGACCACTCGGCGCTCTGATGCTGGTAGGCAATCGAGTGCGCGTTCTGTGCCTGAAACATGAGATAGCTGTTGTTCGTCAGGCTGAACGTCGGCAGGTTCGTGAACCCGGTCATCACGTCGAAATGCTCCGACCAACCATCGTACTGATCCATGTGTCCGCGAGTCCGCTGACCGAGAGAATTCACCGTGAACATGATGCGCGGGTTCGGAGGCACCACGTGGGACCACTGGGTGACGGCCAGACCGGCCGACTGGATCATCTCCGGCTTGAGCAGGAGTGGCGTTCCGGAGAACGTGGTCACCTCCACCAGGAGATACGGGCTCGTCCAGAACTTCCACAGATGCCGGTAACGGGCGGGAAGAATGTCGTCCTTGCGCAGCTTGTCAGTGAGCGTGATAGACTTATTGTTGACGAGACCATCCTCACCGATCCCCTTCTCAAGGTCGTACACCTCGGCGCCCTGACGGGAAATGCGCGTGTCGCCACCCTTCGGGTCCACACCCGACGTTCCCGGCAACTTGACCTTCAGGTCGTTGATCTTATCGAAGTTGATGACACCCTTGGGGATCGCCGTGATCGACACGATGCCCTGGGACACCCACGGCACCAGAGACATGGCATTCGTGAACACGCGGAACCAATCCGCCTTCATCGCATAGATGGACGTCCCATTCGGAACGCCCTCGGCGAAGCTGCCCTTGGAGGCGGTGAACGTCGGGTTCTTCTCATCCCCGTAGGGCTGAGTGAGGTCCACCGTGGAGGCAATGATGATGTCGAAATTAGCGGTGTCGATCTTGCCGGCGCTGGGAGTGGAGGCGATGACCTTCCTGTTCACATCGACGATCTGATACTCCGAACCCAGATCCAAACCCTCGGGCACCGTCATGTACTTCTGCCCGTAGTAGTCCCAACCGTTCTCGGCGGCAATCGCCATGTGAGACCGTTCGCAATAGGAGCGACGGACGTTGAACTGGTGCATGTACGTCTGCCAGACGTCCAACTGGACGGTGATCTGAGTGGTGGCCGGGGCGATGTAGTCGACGGACGTGATGAAGTAGAAGAACGTATTCCGCGAATTATAAGCGTCACGGTTGTTACGGGCCACCAAGTAGTTGTACTGGTTCGCCTTGGAAAACGGGATCGGAATCCGGATCGGGGCGCCCTGAGCGCAGTAGGTCAGGGACTTCACCTCAATGCGCGACGAGTACTCGTTAACGATCGCGTTGAACGCCTCATCATAGTTGTCGTACCATACGACGTCGCGGTACTCCTGATCCCACACGACGTTCGTCAGGTACACCTCAGTATTGGGGGACCAGACGGAGTAGTCGAAGCCCATCCCGAACGAGCCGATATCCTCCGGCGGGTCATAAGCTGTAGGCATATATAAAGTATAGCACATAGGTTAAAGGGCCGGCCCGGGGAGCTCAAACTCAACCCGGACCGGCCCATCGCCGGTGAGGCAGAAAGGAGGAAGGACCTCGCCGACGGGCTACCCTGCCCACGGCACTAGTGTACCACAGGAGGGAAGCGGTGTCACTTCTTCGGCCAGACCTTCACAGCCTTCCCCTTGTCGACAGCGATCGACGCCGTCTTCGAAGCGATCGTCTTCTTCACGTCGGCCGAGTCGCGGTAGACCAGCGTGGCGGTGACAGTGACCGCGTCAGCATCCTCATCCTGACCAAGGTGAAGGATGCCCTCGTTATCGATCTTCGTCCGCTGAGAGTTCGCACCCGACACGGCGTAATCGATACCGAGCTCCAGACCATCGGTGTTGTCACCAGTCACGGCAAACGACACCTCAACATTGCCGCCCGGAATCGCCTTGTTAGCAGCACCCACAGGCTTACCTCCCTGAGTAGCGGTGTAACCACCCAGGGCCAGGTTGGCACCAGGCCGGACACGAATGTTCTGATCGTCGTCACCCGTCCAGAACATGACAGCCGGGACGAACAGTGACGTGCTGATAACCTCCCAGTGGTGCAAGAAGTAGTTCGTACCCAGACTGACCGGGTTCGGCTGGCTGGTGTTCTCAAGAAGATTGTCCGCGATGACGAAGAAATCCTTCGTCGTCAGAATCGCCTGAGCCTTATCGATCCCCATCTGCTCAGCGGGAACCGGGATAACCCGGGCGTACATGTCGACGGGGGACAGGTTGAACGCCGCCGCCAGAGCCTCAACATCGATGTTCGCCTTCACCTCAGGGGTGACGATCAGGATCAGATCCTCACGCTTGGCGAACGTCTCCATTCGCGCAGCATTGTACTGGCGAGACAAGAACGTCAGGTTATCCGTCATCGCACGAACCCGCTTGATAAGCTGCTTCGCATCCGACTCGGTGGCAGTCAGGCTCCGAAGGTCGGGTACCTTGACGTGGTAGAAACCACCGTTCTTCTCGTACTCGGCGAACAGCGAGCACGTCAGAAGGAACTCGTCCCACTGGTCGGAAGTCGTCGGAGACGCCAGAATCTGGGACAGGTAGTTCTGCAGACCCGACTCGTCCAGGAACGCACGGCGCAACTGATCCCGGTTCACCGTGATCTTGTAATACTCCTGACGGTTCACAGTGTGGAACTGAGAAGCCACATTCGGCTTGTGAGCGCCGAAGATATCCTTCTCCATGTAGTCGCGCTCGGAGTTGTAGGTGTAGGAGGAGACCAAACCCGTCTGCACCTCCTCGATCGTGTCACCGAAATTCAGCATGCCCCGCTTGAACTCGCGCAGAGGGTTGTTCCACGTGATGTCACGAGTGATATACGTGCCGACACGGTTGATCAGCGCATCAGTGAACTCGTTGAAATGAGGCGTGTACGACGTCAGCTGCTGAACAACATCGGCAACACTACCCTTAGTGGCAGCCGGGATGCGGCGCTGATAGTCGGAGGTGGCGTCGTTACGGATCCTATTCAGAATCTCAATGTTATCAAAGTCGCGAATACGACCGCTGGGGAGCGTCATGGTCAGCCCTCCTTAGGCTTGGAGAAGAAGGAGGCGATGCTGCCGTCGTCCCCGTCGTCAGCATCGCTCGTGTCGTCACCGTGCGACTCAGCGTCGCCGGCGTTGTCCCCGCCCGCGCCGATGGCCTCGAGCAAGTCGTAGTTCTTGCTCTTCAGACCGTCGACGGTCTTAGACAGAGCAGAGTTGGAGTCAGTCAGCTCCGAAATCTTGGCGCCAGCACTGTCAGCCTTGTCCTTGACAGTATTGTAGGCAGCACGGAGATCATCATAGATCGTCTCCGACGGCCCCTCCTCGCCAGGATTGATCAGAGACTGAAGGAGACCTTCAAAGTCCATGATACCTCCATGCAAACGTATGGGCTATGAGTGGTAGTTCCACTCATAGCCCATACTATCACAGACTGCCGAGAAACCTCGGCGGAGCAACCAACTCAACGTCGCGGGCCCGGTCTCATCCGGCGGTAAACGCCCACAACATCACCGATCAGCTCTCCTCGGTGTCTGAGCCTTCAAAAGGGCCAGGGGAGGGGTGAGACACCTCCTCCGACTCCGCGATCTTCATCTTCACGAACTCTGTGACAACCCTCCTCATGAGCTCCGGCTTGGGGACATGGACTTCCCACTGGTAGTTATCGAAGAACTCGACCACCCAGATAGGAAGGGTGAGGGAGACCGTCTTGGACTTGCGCATCATGACTCCTTTACTGGTGTGAACGTGAAATGAGTCTCCGTGAGAAATGTTCCCCCGGGGATCATCTTGGGCACAAGTTTACCACCATACGTCTGGCACTTCAACAAATCCTCAGGCCAGATCTCGTAAGGCTTACCCGTATGAGGGTTCTTCCTCGGCAGACCCGCGATATGCGTGTCGGGCTTGCCGCCACTCACCTCACAGTACTGCTTCGCCCTCACGAAAATAGCCCTATCGAAAGTGCTCTCGATCTTCCAAGCACCCAAATGAGTAGGATGAATAGTCAAACCCTCCGGAGGTTTCGTCCCCTTCAAATGAAGCGAATCCGTATCCGCGTAGAGGAAACGATCGAAATTAGCCGCAGCAGAACGAATCGTATAATCCCGAGCCCAGGCGGTCACGAAAACCCCAACGGGCGTGTACACAGGCTTCACAACTTCCTCGTTCTCGGATGCAACATACTTAACAACACCATTGTGGAGTACGGGCAGCTTATTACGCCTCTCAATCCGAGCCGCGAACTTTCCGTACAAAGAATTAAGCATCAACTTGGCGATCTGCCGCTTCCCTCCCGTGCACGACTCCTTAATAGACATCCACTTGTCGATGTAATCCTTGAAGGTTCCTATCCGGCAATGGAAAATAGTGACATCACTATAGCTGTACAAGTCCACATCGTACATGTCATTGATAAGTCTCCAATCAACGTTCGTCATACGCATCTCAGTCGGCTCATCCACCGTCCGCTGATACTCCGTGGGACTAGCCCTGTGCGAACCCCGCAATTGAATGCACGGAATACCCCGCTCCTTGAGCTTCGCAGTAAAACGAAAAGTGGCAACCCAAAGATAATCGTCAGAAACCTCCTCGGGCGGAATATCAATCGAAATAGGCTTCCCGAAGGGGAGTGGCCTAGAATACATGATATAGGGGTACAGGGAATTAACATCGAGCACCATACCCTCACCCTGCACAACGCCAGCAGTGCGAGTATCAGCATAAGTGAACCCGCCACGATAAGCAGCCCGCACCTTCATGTCATCCTCCAAAGAAAGAGTGGGAAACCATTTCTTGAAAGCCTTACTCCCCACAACTTCCTTAAACCCCTTCAAAGCATCCGAGGAAGCCGTCATACTATCAAGCCCCTCAGCGAGCTGCTGACGAAGCGCCTCGGCAACGATCCCCGTATCATTACGCACATACTGACGCTCCTCGAACGACGGGCGGTAGCCCGGTTCACGATAAGTTACGTAATCGATCACACCCTTGCTCATCTCAAGACCATAAGCACCCGCCATGCTCTGAACGGAAAGAGGAATCTTCTTCAACGAATCCATGAAAATAACATCGGACTCCTCCGTCGTGACCCAAATCCTGTAGAACTGACTCTCAGAGGAAATGATGGGGGTGAACGACAGTGGGGGAGGGGCACCCTTCACGACATTCGGGTCATTGCAACGGAAACCCCTGTGAAGAAGCCAATCAATAATGTACCCACCATCGAACTTCAGATTATGGAAGAATACCGTCCTCTCACCCACAAGAATGGAGCTCATGAACTCGTCGATCGTGTAACCAATCACGTTGACGTTCCAGTCATCAACATTTCTCACAGACCAGAGCCACACCCGGGTAGATTCGGGAAGCGACCCGTCATCAGGAATATCGGCCGTAGTCTCGAAATCCGCACAGAGAATCTGCCTCTCATCGGATAGGGCGGACTTGCATCGTCTTGGCATAACCGACAGCATCCTTTCCATTGAACGGTTCGTCACTCTGGGCCGTAAAAACATCGTCAGGAGAGTTGCGATCAGAATCGAACTCCTTATTCCCCTCATAACGGAATGTCAAACCCGCGATGAACTCATCATCAACAGTCCACAGAACACGAAGCAAATCATCGGGGAGGTCCGCCAAAGCTTTCAACGACGGGTTTCCTAAACCCTCTGTAAGCTTACGAATATTAGTCCGTATACCCTCCACCATCTTCTTATCGGCTCTCGTAGTGGAAACCTCCCGCTCCCTATCGGTGAGAATCTTAACAGCCCGCTCATTCGTAAAAGTGTGCACCTTATACGGCTCGCGCTCGGTGTACATGCGAGCGTCATCCCCCTTGTGAGCGTAAGGCTGCCTGATATTGAAAACCTCAGAGAAAGGCTTCGAACCGCGCCAAGGAATCTCGGTGCCCCCGACACGCTGATAGAACTCCCTAGCATGTTCATTACTCCGCTTCTGAGCGTACACGTAACGAAGCATGCTCTTAGCAGAAATAGGCTCCCCCGACCGGGAAGGGTAGTAGGAGACGTTAGGAGCCATGAACTCCTCCAGACGATGCGCATGAGCCTCTACCTGCGCCTTAGTCATGCGTCCCACTAGGGAGGTACCCTTACGAGGATCTAGGGCCGTACGAGCGATGTCAACGCCTCCTGCGCCATGCGTAACCTCCTTCAGAGGGCGGAGGACAGACGGGGCGTACGCCCCCTGCCGAATCTTACTGATCTTCCTCGAGGCTCGAGCCTCAAGACGACGAGCATAATCCCGCCACCCCTCAAGATCGGACGGCTTCTCAAGCCTAGCCATTGGCGTGCTCCTTTCTAATCACGCTAATAGTATAACACAAAACAACAGGGAGGGCGCCACACAGTGAAAGTGCGACGCCCTCCATACGGACAAAATCAACGGCGGTGCGTAGAACGACGCCCAGGCAAAGCCGAACGATCCCCCTTCACCATGTAGCCAAGGAACTTCGGGAAACGAATCTCAAGAGACCTTCCCGACCCATTCTTCGACTTCCACTCACGAAGAACAAGCGTCCCGGAAAGTGTCACCTGATCCCCCTTACAAACAAGGCCCCTAATGTAATCATAAGAATCACCGAAAAAAGAAGCATTCAAGTAAAGGGGCTCACCATCGTCAACCCATTCCTCAGTCTTCTTATCGAACTGGCGGCGGGTAGCGGCAATACCAAGGCGAACAATCAATTCGCCAGACTTAGTCTTAGACGTCTCAGGGTCACGGGTCAGGTTGCCGGTAACAGTCATCTCAGCACTCATTAGAGTAGCCTTTCTATTCAGTGCTGCCAATAAGGCAGCGGATCCTGGATGGCGTCCACAAGGGACGTTGCTTGCGAAAGATAGTATACCACACTATCAAACGCGAAGCGCTGGAGGTCGGCGACGCGAATATCGAACATGTAAGTCGCCGTCATATGACGCACAGTGCCCGAGTACAAATCGACATGGAACCGCTTAACACCCAACGTCAAAACAATGCGGTAATCACGACCAGCCCAAGTGAGGGTGGTGAAGTACTGCAGGTTGCCCCGATGACGAGTGTAATTCCAGGCGGTGTCCTCGAACACTGGCAGTCGACTCATTGATAGTGTGGTAT